GTAAGCTCGTCCTTCCGGGTGACAAGTTCGCGCGTGCAAACTGTGCAAGTGTAACGCATGATTCCTCCTAGTCTTCCTCGGGAAGTGAGATCGGGATCAGGTAGTCATCGTGGCCACGCTCGTAGCAGTAACAAGCCTCCGCCATCGTAATGGGCATGATCGGCGCCCCAATGTTGCGCCACCCGGTAGCCTCAAACTTGGTAGCGAAGTCATGAATGCCGCGATAGTCGGCCGACATCGTTTGCACGCGAGCGGCCGGGAATCGCTCGAAAAGGCGCCGCATGAATTCGTAATGCCCATGCCAGCATACGGCGTGAACCTTCCGTTCCGTATGGAAGGGAGACGCACTGCGACGTTGCCAACGATGCACCATCATGCCGCGCGTGCCACAGTCGCGATCAAACTCGGCCGTAGCACGGTCGGGACGTAGGCTCGTGCGCACTGCCAAACCATCGGCGCGAGTCTCATAGAGGACTACCTGAGTCTCACGCGCGATCCGCTCAATCTCGGCAACGGCTGTTTCATAATCGATGCGGCGCCGGTTCTCGTGGTCTAGCCAAATCTTCACTGCCAATCGCCTACCTTCCGCGGCACGGCACCGAAGGGGCGCCGGATCTTCTCTGCCTTGTCATCCGTGCGACCGTGCGCGATGCGCGGCGCCGGATCCATGACGCGCGGAAAGACGCGATAATCGCGCCCCTTCGCTACTGCCGGATTCGTCATCTGTCCATCCTCCTAGCTAGCGGCCGTATCCTAGTCGCGGCCGTTCGCCAGGGATGATAGCAGCTTGCCAAGTAAAGCGCAAGTGCTATCGTGAGACTTGGCAATCAAGCTAAGGAGGGGATCCGCCACGAGGGAGATTGACTAGACATCGGTAGCAGGGGAACCACGAGCGCGGCTAACCGGTCGTGCGTTTCTACGTGCGCTTGCATCGGCCACCATGCCGATGGCGCCAGCGTGCCCAGAAATGACGAAGGGGATCCCATCGCTGGAATCCCCTCGTCTGCCGTCATGCGTCGCGCCGTGCCGCTAGGAGTCGGCCGTCGCGAGCCGCCAGCATAGCATGCGACGTTTCCCTCTGGCACGGCCGCGGTTTATAAACTTGGCCGCGGCTCCTGGCACGGCGCATACGTTTACGCGCGATAGAGCCAAGTGTCGCCGTCGAACTCGATTTCGGTGTAGTCCTGCTTCAACGCCTCGGCCGCGGCCTCCCAGTCGATATGACAAAACGGCCAGTCCTCGGAGACATTTTCATACCCATGCGCAAACTCGCTCGCAACCTCCCGCGCGTACTCCTCGAAACCGTCCTCACGGATCAACATGACACCGTACCTTGCTTCTCTGCCAACTTCGTCCAGAAGTTCATCGAGAGCTTTGAGCCGTTTTTGCGCGTCGTGAAGGTCGCCATCGTCCATGAGGAAAATCGAATCGGTCTCGCCTTCGTTCTTGGCATCCTCGTGAAGCTCGATGTCGGTCTGGATCCCCTCGCGCTCCTGCACCAGATCACTTGTGTTCAGTGTCGTGATTGCCATCGCTACCTCCTAGTTAGCTGATGGGTGACAAGTTACCAAAGATCGGTAGACTTGTCAAGTAGAGAACGTGCGCCGCTCGTCATCTTCGCGCAGTTCTTGTAGATCCCGCTTGCGCACGTTGACGACGAAGCCGTAACTGTCGCGAATCTGGACGTGCCTCAACTTGCGCTCTATCACCGTGACAACTTCGCCGGTCGTCTTCCATAGCACACGCTCAGCCATGAGTGACAACCTCCAAGTCTCCTGCATCTTCGAAAAGCTCGCCGTCCTCGTCCGAAGATGTGAAATTCACTTGAATGTCAGACGTTTCACCATCGGAAAATTCGATAGTGACAACCAGGGCATAACCGCCGTCGTCGGCGTCGGTGACCGGATTGTAAAGAACGTCAGGATCTGAGATCGCAGTTACCTTGGCAGTTTGCGCCTCGATCTCATCAGGGTTGGGTGCGCCAAAGATGACAACCGACCCAACCTTTATTTCGTTGCCATTGCAGTCCTGCACTCTAACCATTGCGCCTCCCTCGTCGTAGACCCTGTGCGGCGTTTCGGGTGCCTGCGTATTCGCGCTCGTGCCGATCCATCAGTCCCATTGTCCTGTCCACGGATCCGGGCGCCGGTTCTCCCATTAGCCAAGCGGAAATCTTGGCAACCATCCTTGTCAGATTCCAGAACTCGATGACAATCCACGCGACGAAGCAGACAAAAGCGAAGGTGCCGCCGACAGCCTCGACGGGCAACCCCACAAATACGAGTAGGGCGGCCACCACGAGGATGGCCGCCCAGATCGCAAACTCCTTCACCTACCGGCGGCCTTTGCTCGCCGTCTTCTTTGAGCGGCCCTTGGACGCCACAGGAGCCGTTTTGCGGCCCTTGGCGGTCGTGGCCTTGCTCCGACCCTTCCCAGCCGTCTTCGCGGCTCTCCGCGGCTTGTGTGCCTTCGCACGCTCCTCGCGCCGCTTCACGTCGGCCGCGCGGGTGCTCGTGCCGTAGGCAGCACGCTCGGCAGGCTCGTGCTGGCCGGTCTTGAACGCATAGTCATATGCCACGCGACCGATCAGCCAAACCAGCATACGCTCAGCCTCGTACTGATCCTTCTCGGGGTAGTACCGAGTGGCCTTGCGCTTCAGCGACTTGAATGCCGCCGCCTTGTCACCCTTGTGCTCGCGGAGTGCGTCGAGCACATCCTTGCGCTTGCCAGTCGTGCCCACGTTACTCGGCTTGTTCCAGTTGATCTTGCCGAGAGCCGCGCGGGTGCCAACTGCGCCCGGAGTCTTTGCGACGCTGGCCTTGCCCTTGCCGCGAGCAGCGGTCGGCCGCTTCGCCTGGACGCCCTTCGCTGCCTGCGCCTTCCCCTTGGCGGGAACCGCGGCCTTGCGCGTGGACTTGGCAGGTGCCGACTTGCTCGTGGTGGTCTTGCCCTTGGCAGGAGACGACTTGCCCTTGGCGGGTGTGACGGTCTTACCCTTCGTCTTGCCCTTGGCGGTCGTGCTGCCGTTGGTCGAAGCCTTCGCGAGTGACTTGCCTTTGTTGGCCTTCGTACCCTGCGCGTTGACGAGCGCCGTGCGAAGCTCATCCTCGCTCATGCGCCGGTAACCCTCGATGCCTGCGAGCTTGGCCTTGGCCAGAAGCTGGATCTTCTCGTTCGGCATAGCAACCTCCTTCGTCGGTGTCGGTCGGGAATGCCAACCGTGTACCCAGCAAAAGTACCAACCAAACCTCTGCTTGTCAACTGCCAATTTTTGGCTTGGTTGAGCGGAAGTTGGTACTACTTGCGAATCACATCGATAAACGTAGCCACCATCGGGCCGCTGTTCCAGTCGTCGCGCTCGTCAAGGTGATGCAGGACAACGCTGGCCACGGTGAGGCTGCCGTCGTCGAGCTTCGGCGCGAGCACCTTGGCAGTCTCGGCTCGCAGGTAACCAAGCTGCTTCCCACCCTGGATCCGCTCGGGAAGGCAGACCATGATCGCGTTCTCATCATACTTGTTGTCAAGTTCACGGACGAAGCGAATGCCGGTGATGGATCCGCGCTTGGCAATCATGTCGGCCAGTGCTCGCCTGGCATCGCGCTTCCAGCGAAACTTCAAACCGATCACGTCAAGCTCATGCGACCACCGGCGCCCCTTCTGACGTGAACTTGTCACCTTACTGGCACTGGCACCACGTGTATGTTTACGGCTCGTCGTCATCGCTTCCTCCTTCCGCCGTTGTGCTTCTGACGCTCGGGGTCTTGGAAGTGCCGTTTTATGGCGGCAACTTCCTCGGGACTATACAGCCTGACACGATGCCTGCCAACCTTGACCATGATCGGCTTGGGGATCACTCCTGCACGCTCAAGCTGGAAGATCCGCGAGCGGTCGCGTTCAACCACTGCACATAGCTCAGCCATCGTCTTGTAGTGCCGTAGGTTGTCAGGCTTCCAGCGTTGGTAGTTGTCCTTACTGCCGACGACGTTGACGATTGGACTCACCTGCCTTCGCTCGCTTTAGCACGATCAATGACGACATATCGCTGCTTGCCATCTCGCGTTCTTGTCAAGTCAACACCGTTCGTATTTACCGCGCGGTTGAGAACACGCGAGTAAACCTGGCCATCGTCTTCGCGACGGACTTCGACAACGATGTCAAACTTAGCCTTGGACGACGCCACTAAATCATCCAACCTTCTGCGATTCGCTTCCTGTGCATCTTTTGAACTCGATCAGACAAATCTCGCGCCGTTGGGTGGTGAGACTGACGAAGTGCCTGCCAAATCACCCACAATTCATTACCTGAAAACAGTTCGTCTTCTGCCAAGTCAAGAATCTCGTTATACGCGCGAGCAATCTCGCCAGTCACCATCACTGGCTGAAAAAAGGAATGCCCGTCTTGCATGCCTTGAACTCGCCGCAGAATACTGCGCAAATACTCGATCCGCTCAGGCAGTGTGTTGACTGTCACAACTTCTCCGCGAGGCTTGCGGCCTCCTGCTCGCCCTTGGACTTGTCACTCTTGTATGTCCACTTGGCATACGCCTTGTTCGGCGTCTCCTCGTAGGCAGGCGCGATCTTCTTGTCATCGATTTTGCCCTCACGCACAAGCTGATCAAGCTTGTTGGCGTCCACGTCGATCTTGATTACCTTGCGGAAGAGCGGCCGCGGGATGATCTGCTCCAACTTGTCAACGTTCCAGACACGCTTGAACGCCTGCACGCGAGTGATGCGGATTCCGTCGGTGTCGTACTCGACGCCTTCCTCCACGATCATCCGGTCGATCTCAGCCTTCAGGTCTGCCAACTCCTGCTCCATTTCAGGAAGGCCAGAGTCCCGACGTGTTTCATCGATGAGAAACTGAAGGTCGTGGTACTGATTGAGCAACTTGTCAACGCGCGACTTTGAGGCTTTTGAGCCACGTGGCTGCGTCTTGGACGTTGCGGATGACTGCTTTGCGCTCTTCTTTCCCTGTTGCTTCGGCATACTTGACCACCTTTCCTAGAGGAACCCCATTACGCTTGTACCAACTTCGTCGGTCGGAGAACTGTCGTGCAAGACTTGGCACGAACTCGTCAACCAAGTCATAGATGATCGTCTCCGTCTTGCCTTCGGCCTGGCGCGAGCCGCGGCCGATCTTCTGTAGCACCGTGATCTCGGTACCGGGATAGGCGAGGATCACGCGGTTGATCCGCGGGATATCAACGCCTTCTTCGAACATCTGAGTGCCAAGGATGCAGTGAATGTCTCCATCCCTCAGAGCCTTGATTCCCTGAGCCTGCATCCGGCGTGATTGTCTGCCAGTGATAAGCACCACGCCCTCGGTGCTCGTCAACTTGTCACCGATGTTCTGCAAGTGCTTGATCTGACGTGACAAGCACAAGGTATAGTTGCCCTCGGCTACCTCGCGATCGATCAGACGCGCAATGATCTCATTGCGCTCCTCGTCGTTGATCAGCTTCCGCATCATCTGTGCCCAGAACTGTGGCGGCGTCGTCGTGCGCCATCGTGTTTCCACCGGCCTGACAACCATCGGCACGGCTGATTCGAACTTGAGTTTGTAGATCACCGGGCCGATGTTGAACCTGACCGATGGATGACGACCATCCGACCGCTTCTCGCTCGCCGTAATACCGAAACGGTACTTGGCAGGACAAACGTTGAGCAACCATTCCCAGGTCTCGGCCGCAGCATGGTGCGCTTCATCTACGATCACGCAACCGAATTGGCGCCAGAACTTGCCGCCGTCGAGGATATGGCGCTTCAACGTCTGAGCCATTGCTACGGTCAGATGTTCGACTTGGCATGTGTGGCCCTGGATAATGCCGACCTTCATCCCTGGCACGCTCTCCTCTGCACGACTGACCCACTGCTTGAGCAGAGCATTCGTATGCACGATGACAAGTGTGCGCGTCTTGCACGAAGCAGCGAAGGCCAGCCCGATCTCCGTCTTGCCACGCCCAGGAGGAGCAATGACTTGTCCCTGCTCTCGTTCGTACATCACTTTGAGCGCCGCTGACTGTCCGGCGTAGCCGGGAGCGTCAAGCTGCTTCACGTAGGAGAGCTTCGGCATCGGAGGGCATGAACGACGATCCTCAACTGGCAAGTCCGAGAGCATGTCCCACGTGCCACGCGGCAGGCGTACCACGCCGCCGCCATAGTCGTAGGCCGAGACTTCGATCTCATCGGAGTCCACATACGTCAAACGCCGAAACATTTTTGCCCATTGCTCGCGTGACAACTCTTCCTTAGAGACCGAGATAATAGAATCAACGATCAACTGCGTACTCCATGTGTTCACGACGCCATGCGCGAGCAACCTCAGCGGCTTCTTCCTCATCGACAAACCGTCCAAGGAAGTGCTTCTTTCCGTGCAAACAGATTTGCACTTCCCACTTTTGCTCATGCTTATTCCAGGCGACGTTGCGATACCGTGAGGTTGAGTTGGCATGTGACGCAATATTCTGTGCCTGCGCATTTCGATCAACCGTACGCAAGTTTCTACGTCGATTGTCAAGTCGATCACCATTCTTGTGATCTACCTCAGTACCTGCCACTGCTTGCATGACAAGCCGATGAAGCAACTGCCCCTTTGAAATTGCATACCCTTCTGATGACAAGAACCACTTACGCTCAAAAGCGAAATCGCAGTCACACTTGTCAATCAATGTAACTGCGACAACTTCACCCCTCTTATTCCAAACAGGTATTTTCATCGCTCCCACGCCTGCCTCGACATCTCAGACTTGTCAACAGTGAGGATTGAGTCCACTTTCACTGACGCTTCTTACCACCGTTCATCGGCTTGCGCTTGCCAACGCCACCCATCTTGCGTACCGGCTTGTCACGCATCGGGCCATGCGTTGCGATAGTTGCCAACTCAGACTTCGTGAACTTGGACTCGATGGCAACCTTCGCGCTGCCGGTGAGGTTGTTCGGGTTGGCAGTGCAATGCGGCCAGTGGTACTGCGGGAACGCGATCACCTGACCACACACGCACTTAGTGGAACCAAGGTCTGCTGCTTCCTTCGACATAGGCAACTCCTCTCGTAGACTCTCAATGGTGAGAGTTTAGCAGAAATATGGGAATGCACAGCGGGATTACGTCACGCCGATCAGTCACGCGGCTCCTCGACGATCCGCAGCGAGTGAGACTCGTTGGTCGTCTCGAAGAACACGCGCGGGCCGTCCTCGATGTCGAGGCAAACGTGCGCGATGAAGCCGTGATCCGGCGAGCCGTCCGTCGAGAACCCGACGATGGTCGCGCGCTTGCCGATCAGCCCGTTTCCAGCGGTTTCGTGACTCACCACCACACCTCCAAGTGACGGATGCGGACGACCTTGTGATCGACAGGGTTGCGGCGCCGGAACCGCATGTACGTCGGGGCGGCCACGTTGATGGGCCGCCAGCGGAGACGCACCGTGCCGCGCCTCCAGACCGGCTTCCAGCCGAACTCGACGCGCAGAGGGACGTGACGTAACAGGGATTCGGTCATCGCTTCTCCCAAACGATCAGAGCGACGAGCGAGCAGTACGCGCACGCCTCGACATAACGCCCAGCGGCCAGCAAAAGTGCAGGCACTGGAACAAGGAACGGAAACAGGGATTTGATTGCCTTGTCATCCATTGAGCACGCTCCTTCCTTCGGTGATCTCGTCCTGCATCCATGCCGCGCATGCCGCGGCGTCGTATACATCGAGTGGCTGGATGCCCTTGGCCTTCGACCCTTCGGGTCGCGGAATCTTGGCACCCCCTTTGGAAATCAGGTCAGGAAGGTTGGGCATGCCAAATGCTTGGATGGCCCAGTCCTTCACATCCCACTTTCCCTCAGTGCCTTTGCGGATGACAACTCCCTCATGGCGCAGCACTTTTTTCCACTGCTGATTGTTGATCTCGTAGATGTGAGGGAATCCCCACTTGGCAAGTGAACCTTTGAAGGCGCCTGCGATCTCGCACTGTTGCTTGACCCATGCCGACTGCGCTCGCTTGATCATTCCGAAGGGAACCGGCTCCTCGATGGCGATGCCAACTCGATCAAGCTCGATGACCCATAGCTCATGGATCACGTCAAGGATCAACTCGTGGCCATTGGCAGCGGCCTTCAGTCGCGAGAAGTAATCGTCTTCGGGAAGCCAGCGAATCTCGGCCCATGTCGGCCCGACCATCTTCCCGGTTGTCACGTCATACCCGACCGCGCATGCCGAGATCGCCGTCATCGAGGTATCGACTCCGACTGCCGCCCACGACCGGCCAGTCTCCGGTCGCTTCATCGATGGTGCTGGGAGGCTCTGTGAGCCTTTCTGACGGCCTTTTAGTGTCTCCCCGGTCTTCCTAGCCACCTTGAGCCTCCTTTGCCTTAGAACGGCTTACAGTGCGCGGCTGCTCCACCCGCAGATAACCCTTGGGCGTGACGTAGAAGTTGAACGTGCTCCGATCACTTGTCACTTTGAAGAACTGATAGCCACTGGCCATCGCAGGCCGTTCAATCCGTACACGTGAAAAGCCGAGATCGTTGACGACATCGATTCCAGCTTCTCTGAGATCAGACATGCCAACTCACAGTCTCAGTAGCGGTTACTAACTGGCCCATCTTCTCGGCGAGCAGTTCGGCAAGGACGCTCACGGTGACAAGATCGTCATAGAGGTAGAGGTTGTTTGGATTGCGTGAACCGAGTTCACGGAGAAACTGATCGGTCATATGCTTCGCCGCTCGTAGATCGCCACGACACTTCACGATCTTGTCAACTCTCTGGTTGGCGCGTGCTTTTGTGAGTCTCAAAGTGCGTGCTCCCGGCACAGCGGCGCCTCCATCGTCTCCTCGGACACGTTCTTGCGGATCGCCTGCGCCACCTTCGACCCAAGCAGTCCGTGGTTCAATGAGAAGTCGATGCCTTCCAACTTGTCACTCAGGCTTGCAAGAACGACGGCACGTACCTCTTCCTCAGCCACCAGCACCTTGTCATTCAGGTGCTCGCATGCATAACGCCAGCGGTCGAGAGCGCCCATCTCAGCCGACATGCGCTGATCGAGCAACTTGCCCTCTTCACGCATGAGCGCACGCGCATCGTCGGTCATGTGCGCGTCGTACAGATCGCATGCCTGATCGAACCGCGCATGCTGGGTCAGCCGCTTCTCGACCATGCCGACGTATCGCGCGTAGTGCTCCTCGGTGCCCGGTACCGGCGTGAGCCGCTTGAGGTTGTCAAGCTGCCAGCGCCAGTCCTTCGGGATTCCGGTCACCGTGATCTTGAGGATTGCGCTCTTTCTAGGCATTGGCATCCTCCTTATTTTTCTCCATGACGGCGAGCGCCAAAGTGGCCAAACCACGTCTCAAACCATTGCCAAACGCCCAGCCACTGAACCATAGACCAAGACCGATACCTAGACCAATAGCAATCATCCGCGGCCAGCCTTCCTTCCGCTCCGCTTCTCGGGAATGATCTCTGCGCCACACTGCGCACAGAGAGATTGTGGGAATTCGAAGTTGGCGACACGGATGTCAGTAAATGCCAAGTCCTTGACGATCTCAACTGCCAACCAAAGCAGGTTGTAGCCAAGGTACTTGTTCTCGATCTTCACCGGCACCATTGCGCCCTCGGGCGGGTTCAACTGAATGGTGATGTAGCCACTGGCGTACTGCCTGAGCGTGTCAACGATCCGGTCGATGACGGCCTTGGTCTCGTCATCCTGAAGATCGTAAGCATCCTTGGCAAGCTCGTACTTGATCTCGGAAACCATCTTGAACTCCTCGACGGCCTCGTTCTCCATCCGCTCGATGGACTTGGGTGAAAAGGCTGTGATCGACTTTCTAGGCACTTGGATCCACCTTAGTCAAATCCTGCTGCATGCCTTCGCCAGTGCGCCTGCACGCTTCCTCGATACTGATCACTTCAGTGATGTAGCCACGCTCGCGGTATGTCTTGGCGTACTGAAGTGCCTCATTGAACGAGAACGACGTCACGATGCGACTGACAACTACTGCATGTGTGTGCTTATGCGACAAGGGAATCACGCTCCTTTCTCTCACGGTTGACAACTTCCTCCCACGCGTCGGTATCGAAGTATTCGAACACCTGATTCTCGTACAGACTTCGCAGAACGTCGGGAGGAAGAGCGTCAAGCTCGACCTGTACCAACTCACCATGCTTGGCGATGAACTGCGAAGCACGCGAGTCGGTTGCCTTGCCCATCGCAGGCGGTAGGTCGTACTCCTCGACCTGACTTGGCAGTAGGGCGATGCGATAGATGTTGTCCCAGCATCCGGTGCGCTCGCAGAAATCGCGGTCGATGTCCTCGCCCGATGGATCGAAGTCGCCAGCATAAATCAGCACCGATTCGCGGCCGTCCGCCATCACGTCCTCGGCAACCTCGTCAACGAAGCTCTGAGACGCATAGCCCTGAAGCGGCAGGATCGGCAAGCCGTAGGCGCTGAACCACTCCCATAGCTGATTGACAATACCTGCTTTCTCGACTGCCAAGTAGATGCAGTAGTTCTGACCCTCAGTCCGATCCCGCCGATAGATTTGGGACAACCATGACTTGGCATCAGTTGGCGAGTCGAACGTGCGAGCACGTTCGATAGAGCGCGTGCGATCCATCAGATCGGGGAACCATCCGTCGCGACGAGCCTGCGCGGTCTTGGCACTCAATTGCCCGTACTCGCTGCGCGTATTGCGGAGCGTGCCATCGGCAACCAGCCGGTAGAACAACTGCCGCAACGTCACCCGCGTGTCGTAGCTGCGGACAATGGCTGCCGCATGATTGAGGACGGCGCTCCAATTGCGGCCGCTTGCCATCAGGCGGCCTCAATCGTGATCTTGACGCGCTCAGGGTTGCCAAGTTCCTTCAGCGCCTCCTTGCTGATGTACGCGCTCGACATTGCCGCGTCAGAATCGTCCCGCTCTTCGAAGTCGTAGCGTGTAACATACTTCTTCTCCTGCGGATTGCCAAGCTCAACTGTGATCTGCTTCGTCTTAGCCATTGCGCATCGCCCTCCTTGTCACCATGATGGCGTTCCACTCGCTGTAGTCGAAATCAGGCTCAGCCGCCGTCGATTCGACCCAACGAACAGATGCGACAGAGCGAAGATCCCTGACAACATCCTCGATGGCGTCGGCCAAATCAATCAGCCCACGACCGTTGCGGGGATGACGCAGGGTGATATCTAGGCAGATGCGGACACTCTCAGTTGTCATCTTCATTGCCAACCTCCTCGTCGGTGTTCTTCAGGTATGCGGCTTCCTCGATCATCGGGATCCAGAGGGACTTGTCCTTCGTGAAAAGTTCGCCCCATTCCTCCATTGGGTAACCATCGACGCGATAGCTCATCCACTCGCCCTGAAGGGTTGTCGTGTAGCTCCCCCACCAACGGAGAACTGACTGACAAGTCGGGCAGGTACGCCACTCGCGCTCTTCTCCTAGCACGGCAAGTGGCCGCGCGGTCTTCAGCGGCTTGTGCTCGCATTCGATCTGCTTCCTTACCAACTCATCGAGTACCTTCGTCGGTTCCACGAATAGGATCGCCTCCTCCCACGGCTCCCAGTCTCGCCGGTTGCGGTCGTTGAGACCTTCAGCCGACTTGTCAAGTGAGAGTTTCCGCTTCGGTTCGGTCTTCTTCTTGACCGGCTTCTTGTAGCTGTATGTCCTGACCTTGCCATTGCGCTTGCCAACCTGCATGCCGCGAGCGCCATGCTCCTCCACGGCGCTCGCGATCAACTCGGCCTCAGACTTGGCACGACGCTTCTTTGGCCCGGCTTTGACCATCTAGGCGAACACCCAATAGATGATCGTGGCGAAGACAAAAACCATTGCCATCACACACCCAGCAATGATGAGTTTTTCCCAGAAGTTCAGCGGTTCTACCCACGCATCGAGATCAACAGTGACAAGTCTAGACTCATCCCAAAGAACTGCACCACCCTCGACATGCGGAACACGGGCACTGTGAACAGCGATATACCCGGTCTCGATGAACTTGGCAACTCGAGCGGGAAACTCAGGCCAGTCCCAATTCAGATCCATAGGCCAACCTCCTAGTAGACAGACCCTAACCAGGGAGAGTTTACCAGAAAAGTCTGACCTGTCAAACCTGGCTGCGCAGGAGATCCAGCACCGCATCGACGTGGCTGCATTCCTTGCGCACGGTGAATCCGCGACAAGTGCATCCTCCCTTGGGCCAGTCGTCGTCCACGGGCTCAAGGTCAACGCAGTGCCAACCTTCTTCGGACTTCGACTCCACCAGGAAGTGGATGCGTCCGATCTCTACGATCTTGGCAGTAGAGGCTTTTCTAGCCACGCGATACGCGCAAGCTCTTGGCACGCCGACGAAGCTTCGCCTCGTGCTCCTTCTGCGCCTCGCGGACTTCATCGAGACAGAAGCGGTTGAATGGGCATTCCTGAAAACTCATATGCCGCGTCGATACACACTCGGCCTCTGGCATCTCGTCACGATGGTCATACCAGCGGAGAGTCTTCAGGCGCCGCTTCAGATCGCCGTCGAACTTTTCAAGCGGCACGCGGGTCTCGTGGAGCGCCAACGGCGAGTCGATACCACTGACCGGCCCAGCCTTACACTCGCTGATCAGAAGCGCATCTCCGAACTCGATGCCAAGTACGCGCTCAGCGATCCGCGAATAGCCGACGATCTGCCGCCGGTACGGGATCGGAGCGCCACGCTTGACCGTGCGCTGAAAGTCGATCAGGTTGATCCCCTTGAAGTCGGTGACGTGCGCTTTACCAAGAATGGGGATCACATCGATGGTGCCGCCGAAGTCTCCGTCGATGACGCGTACCTCGACGGCCCAGCGCCACGGGCCACGAACAGCATCGTCGGTCTCCCATGCGACCTGTCGATTCTCGGCAGGAATCTTGGCAAGCTCAAGGAGTCCTTTGCGATGCGCCTTCCACATCGCAAACTGCCACTTGAAGTGGACGAAGTTGCCGGTGAGGAAGTAACCGTTGGTCTGAGGGCTGTGTGCCAAATGCTTCTTCTCACCGCGCTTGGAGAACCATGCCTGACGCACACAGCTACCCAGCATCGAAGGGGAGAAGACGCCCTTCGACCTTGGCATCGCACGAACCCGAAGCAGCATATCGATGAAGCGGAAGTCGTCCTCGTCTTCGGGAATGCACTCGCGCTCTAGTAGCTCCTCAAGGATCGGCACGAGGAGGGCGCCGCTCTCTTGAGCCTGGCGGCGCTGAAGGATCCGCCGCTCAGTCGAAGTTGGCATCCGCTTGGGCCTTCAGGTAGAGATAGTCGTCCTCGCGCATCAGGCGAAACCGCTCGCCCCGGATCGTGATTCTCCACATTGGCAAGCGGCCGTGCATCTGTAGAGCTTCCTGCACGGTCTTGCGGAGCATTGACAACTTGATCGTGAACGATTCGGCATCGGTGAACTTGTCCTCGATCAGATAGTCGAGCGTCCGCACGTCGCCTTTGTTGCCACGGAGCGCCCCGCTCGCAGGAACCCTTCTCCCGCCGTCAGATGCCGCGGCCTGGGTTTCACTCCTCTTGGCCCTACGAGCGGCTGTAGCACGCTCCCAAGGGGTTTTAACGCCCATTTTGACGTGCCCTCGCCTTGCGCTTGACCCATCGCTTCTGCGAGATCATCGTTTCAGCGCAGCAGCGGCCGAGATCCATGCTGGCCGTGTAGTGACTATGCAGTGCGCGTGTCTTGCCAGCCACGTAAGGTGCCAAGTAGAGCTTGGCGACGATAGGGTTCTTCGTTTCGTGGATCACCTTGCCGCAGTTGTCACAGACCTTCACGCTAGACACCGGAACCAGCCTCCTCGATGCATGTCACCAGGAATTCACGAAGCTCCTCGTCGTCGTTGATCCTAGCAACGGCTCGCTTGATCCCATGAGCGCGGACGACGCCGCCGTCCGGCGATGCCATCTCGTAGTAGTCGCCCTTGCGCTCAATTGCGCCATCACGCATGCCAAGATCGATGATCTCCCTGGCACGGTCGATATGGCGTGTCTCGTAGTCCAGCATGAAGGAAAGCGTGTCGAAGGGACGAGCGCCGGTCTTCTCCTTGGTAAGCGTACAGTTGACCCACTGACCCTCGACCATCTTGCGCTCCACGAGCTTGCCTTTGTACGGCACAGAGTGCGGAATCGTCTCCTTGTCACCCTTCATCATCTCGATCATCGTACTGGCGTAGAAGCCGAGACTGCGGCCACCAGGAGTCGAACGCTGGCCAGGGATACGACTGATCTTGTCACGCCACTGATTCGTCCAGATGAACAGGGTGTCATCGTTCTGACTTGTCAGGATACGAAGGAGGAGACTCATCAGGCGAGCTTGGCTGGCTACGCGAGCATCCCCTTCCTCAAGGTCGTGCAGTAGCTCCTCCTCGGGGATCAGACTTGCCACCGAATCCACGCCGACGATGCTGGCAGCTTCCATGCCAGCGGACTTGTCAACAAGTAGACGTAGGACATTGCCGATCTCGTTGGCCGAGAAGGACTGCTCCTCAGGCTGGAACATGACAAGCTGATCAGGATCGCCCCCAAGCGTAGTGAACCACGCTGGATCAAACACCTTCTCACCATCCACCAGCGCAACAACCTCGCCACGCTGCTGCGCAAGCACGAGCGTCATGTAGAGGATGAGCGACTTGCCAACCATGAAGTCGCCGTAGAGGAGAACATGGCGGCCTCTTGCGAAGCCGCCACCCGTCAGTCTGTCAATGACAAGTGAACCCGTCGGGACTCGCTTCACTTCGAAGCGCGGATCGCTTGCCATCGTGACAACATTCCGCTTCATGGCGGAATTGACGCGAGCAGCAAGTGTTGCCGCCGCGCCACCACTCTTCGTCAGTGCGCTTTTCCTTGGCATCTACTAAACAGGCTCAGACTGGCCGGACTCCTGAAGCTGTGCCGCAGCAATAGACGTAGACGACTGCGGCTCGCCATCGCGCGGTGAGATGGTGGCATGCGGGAACCACGCGGCAACGTACTGAAGCATCTCGGTCTTGTTGACGTAGCCCTGAACACTGCCAAAAAGAACCTCGCCATTTGATGCCAAGGCATGCCAGTTGAACTCACCGTCAGCGTTCTCCCACCACTTGATCTCCATCGGGTAGTTGTCAGGTGTATCAGTCATCTTTGTCACTCCTTTGATTGATGTTGTGAGTGCGCTGATCTAGAGCGGAATGTCCACGCAGACGAGCGTCATTGGGCCTACTTCCGGCGTAGGCGCCCAGCGCATCCAGTCGCCCGGCTGATAGTCCGATGCGTTCGGCAGCGGCCCTCCCAGCCTCAGACTCCCGCCCAGCACGTCGTTCCCCGGAGGGAGGCTGTACGAGGCGCTCGCGTCGCCGATCATCAGCCAGCCGCGCACCTTCATAGGTTTGCCCTGCTTCTTTGGGCAAAGACGATCTTGTCATCCGTCACTGCTGGATCCTGCATCGCGTACTCAAGCGGATTGAGGTAGACGGGATTCAGGCCGAAGCGCATCTCCGTGCGTGCCTGTCCTGTGACCGGATCATGCGCACCGAGGACGACGAGGTTCAACTGAGCGCCGACGATATGAGACGGTGCCAAGATTGTCGGATCGTAGTTGTGGATCTGACCACCGCCACGGAAGCGAATCGTCCATACCGGCCGGTCTTCACCCTCCCAGTCGAAAGTGCCAACAGCTTCGACCTGGCGAAGATGGAAGTCGCGAAGCGAGATGTTCCGCCCGGTAAGGTCAGCGTACTCTTCCATCGACAGGCGGGGCATCAGTCGGGCACCCTTACGAGATCAGGGTTGTCATTGCGGAAGTTGTTGAATTCACGACAGACCGACTCCATCCCCATGAACCACTCCTCACTCGGCATCTTGGCAGGATCCTCGATCCCCGCTGCCATGTTCTTGTATCGCGCGACGATGGCTGCTGCCAAGTCGTCCTTGCCGCGAAGAATGAAGATCGGCTCATCCTCAGGAACGCCAAGTTCCTTCTTGATCTTCTTGTAATTGGCATCATGCACGCTCATCTTTTTCTCCTCTTCTGATCTGCCAAGTGAATGATCATCTTGGCCAGATCCTCGTCGGCATTCCAGACGTTCGGATTTCCTTGCTCTGCACCAGCGATCCCCCAGAGCTTGAAGCCAGTGTTGCCGCCACGCAGGAAAGGCATGCTTACTTGTCCCTCGGCGCAAACCACGACATCCTTGCCGCGCTTGGCAAGCAGCTTGAGTAGCTTCACTTCGCTCGCCTTGCGCTCGATGTCGGGAACGATCAGGTCGAAGGGGATGCCGTTCTCGTCCACCGCAGTGAGCAGAAATGCGTTGACCTTGCCGGTCGCGCTCGTTTTCATCGTGAAGTTGTCACTCACGGGTAGGAGCCAGAACAGCTTGGCACAGAAGGACTTGCCTTGCGCCACGGTGACTCCGCGCTCTAGCCCGGTGAACTCCCAGTTGCCACCGCGCTTGAGACGGATCTGTGGCTTGCATCCGTTGAAGGCTTGCGGCTTCCTCGGGATGAACTCCATCAGTTCGAAGTCGGTCAGGTCGTCTTTCTCGCCCTCAATGCCAAGCGATTGAAACGCACCGACTGCTGCAAGTGCATTGATGGTTGGTTGTTTGACGCGATGCCCACTCGTTCTCTCTCGAAGGTCATCAACGGAAGCGAACGGTTGATTGCGGGTGATCTCCGAAACAGCACCTGGGCCAACGCCTTTGATCTTGGAAAGACCGATGCGAATAGACTTGTCAGTTGATCCTTTGGCAAAACTCCCTCCTGACGCATTGACATCGGGGGCTTCAAAGGTGAAGCCTTCTGCGATAGCTGCTGCCAAGTATCGAGGATTGTTCGGATAGCGGTCGAGCAAGGCCACGAAGAACTCCTGGGGGTGGTGCGCCTTCAGGTACGCAGTCTTTAGTGCCAAGATCGCGTAGCTCGTTGCATGACCGCGGTTGAACGTGTACCCCTGTAGCTTCTCCCATTCAGCCCATAGCTCGTCGGCCTCGCTCTTGGGCATGAGCTTGTCAGCGTACTTGCGGAACGTCGGTTCGAACTTCTCGAAAAGCTCCCTGGCACCGCGGCCTACGCCCTTGGCAGTCTTGATCGCCTTGTAGAGATCATCGATCTCGGCGCCGGTCATGCCCATCGCGCTGCCCATCTCCATGATCTGCTCTTGGAAGATGGCGATGCCGTAGGTCTCATCGAGGAATTCACCTGCCAACTCGTTGACGCTCTCCCAATCCTCACGGCCGTGCTTGCGATTGACGAATGCCTTGTCGAGTCCAGTACGCGTCCCTGACGGTCTGTAAAGCCCCTGGACGGCCACAAGGTCGTCATCGGTCTCAACCCCTACCTCGATGCATCCGCGCCTCTGCGTGGCTCCCTGCATCGTGTGGATGCCCTCTGTGCGGCCCTGCCTGAGAAGGTCGAAGGTGGCCGCATCCTCCTCATCGTAGATGCCGGTCTCGGTGGCCATGATCGAGTCGAGCCACTTCATGTCCTTGCCAAGCATCCTCGCGACATTGTGCATGATCGAGAGCGTGTCCAACTTGAGCAAGTCGAGCTTCAGGAAGCCAAGTTCCTCGATGGCCTTCATGTTGTATTGAGTGACAAGCGCATCGGACGAACCGATCCTGTAGTTCGGTACCCACGTTTCCAGCGGCCGTTCCTTGGTACCGATCACGAAGGCACAGGCATGCTGGGAGACGCCGCCGATTGAATCGAACACGTCCGATACCAAGTCGTAGAGATCCGGGTACTCGTCCTTCAGCATCTCGTAGGCTTCTTCGTCGGATTCCACGAGACCACTATCGATCATCTGCGGCAGGATCTTGGCAAGTTCATCGATCCGTTCCTCTGGCACGCCAGCGGCCGATGCCATCAGCCGGAAGGCCGCCCGATTGTTGATCGTGGAGAACGTGCAAATACCTCGCACGTTGTTGTCACCCTCGATCTCGCTCATGTGCTCCACGACCATGCGAGCCACGTCATCGCGACGATGGCCCTCAATGTCCAGGTCGATGTCCGGCAACTTCATCCGCTCGGGGTTGACAAAGCGTTCGAACATCAGCTTGTAATGGATGGGATCGATGTCGTGGATCTTCAGGCAGTACGCGACCAGGGAGTTGGCGGCAGAGCCTCGCGTCCAGGTGTAGATGCCTGAGTGCCGCGCCATGCGAACTACGTCACTGACAAGTACGAGGTAGTCCGCAAAGTCTTTCATCGCGTCTAGTTCATATTCGAAGCGGTCAGCCGCCACTTGACCATGCCGCAGAACCATTGACTTGAGCCTGGCCTTAGAACGACGACAGACTTCTTCAACAGGAGAATCGTAACCCGACCGCGGGACGGAGTAACTAAACTTGTCAAGAGGGTCGAGTCGGACATTGGCTTCTTCCACGATTTCATAGATCGATTCGATTGCTTGCTTCTCAGCCCACCTTGGCAGTGAGGCCGCAATCTTCTCCATCGGCCGCATATAGCTCAGCCAGTATGCGTACTGACCGGCGAACCCCGTGGCTTCGGCTTCATGCGTCTCGCCCTCGTGCGCGTCTCTTGCACGACGCCACTGCTTCCGGGCGAGCATCGCCATGTGCGCCTTGCGTTGATCCTGCGACTGATAGTGCGAATCGTTCGTGACGATGACAGGTACATCGAGTGTGGATGCCAAATCGAGGAGTCTGTCCCTGACGACTGCTTGGCTCGTCACCATTTCCTCGTAATTCGACAATCCACGCTCCATGAACTTGTCATGTTGATGGTTCTGGATCTCGATGTAGAAATTCGGGAAGGCTACGGACATCGCTCCGACCAGGGACTCGGCCGCGTAGTCAGCGTTGCCGTTGCCATGCAAGAGGCACTGGCATAGCTCGCCGCCGAGACAGCCGCTCAAGATCACGTTGTGATGGAGCGGCCACTTGGCAATGTCCACCATCCGCTCAACTGAGATCCGCGGCCCGTTGTAATAGAGCGGCCGTTCCATCGAGGCATTGACCCAGGTGACAAGGTTCTGGTAACCCTCGAAACTGAGAGCCAGCACTGTGAGATGCCGCCGCTCTTTGAGTACGGACTTGTCACCATCACGCAGGTCATCCTCCGGGGTGACGTACATCTCACAACCGATGATCGGCTTGATCCCAGCCTTCTTCGCCTCTTGATAGAGAACTGGGGCGCTGCCAAGCCAACCATGTTCGGTCAGCGCAACAGCACCCCAGCCCAGTTCAACTGCACGCGCGACTACCGCCTTCGGCGACCCCATTCCATCGTAGGTTGAAAACGTCGAGTGGACGTGTAGGTCGGGTGCAGTTGTCATCTTACCCCAGCATCTCCTTGAGCTTCGCCAGCTTCGGCGCCTGATCCTTCATCTTCTTGGAGACACGCGCCTTGACCTGTACCGACTCCTTGCGAGCCGCGATCTTGACCGGCTCGCCGGTCTGCGGGTTGCGGCCCATCCGTGCCTTGGCAGCCGGACGAAGCTTCGGCTCGATGGTGATGCCTGCGATCTCCACGCGGTAGCCCTGCTTCACGTTGCTGGCAGCCACCGTAAAGGCAGCGTCGAGGAACTTCTTGGCCTCGGAGCGCGAGCAGCCAAGCTCGGATGCGATCTCCTCGGCAAGCTCGGTCTGGGTCAGCTTGTACGTCGTAGCCATATTGTCATCCTTTCGTCGGTTGAGTCAGAAGTGGGCACCACATATGGTCGCTTACACGCCAGGCTTGCGTGATGAAGAATCGAGCCGACGCCCACTTCTGGTTTGTCACTTCTTGGATTTGGCGCCCTTACCCGACTTCTTGCCGGACTTTCCGGACGCCTTACCGCCACCCTTCTTTCCGCCCTTGGCGGCCTTCTCCTTGACAACCTCGGGGATCGAAGTGGCAACCATGTCACCGACCGAATCCTTCTCGGCCGAGAACGTGACCTTGTTGCCAGCCTCGTAGTCATCGAAGTCCACCTTCGATGCCGGGCCTTTGTCGAGGAAGAACAGCGTGAACTCGTACTCGTCGTTCTTCACTTCGATGGTCTGGTTGGCAGTGTCGATCTCGGTGATTTCGAACTCGGCATCCTCGATGGACTCAGGAAGGTTGTTGTCACCCGTCTCGTCGTCATCGCCATCGCTCGACTCACCGGCAGTCTCAGGCTCCTCGGTCAGCACGTACTCGCCGTCGTCGTCCTTCTCGCCGGTCGTGACCGTAACCTTGTCGCCCTTGGACAGATCGGTCAGGTCGAACTCGATGTCGTCGGTCGTCCAGACCTTGATCTTGCCGTCGTAGTCGTCAGCTTCGACTTCGACCCACTGACCTTCCTTCTCCACCTTGACAACCGTGACCGTCTCACCGTCGAGACCGTCATCCGGCCACTCGTCGGTGGTCGCCTCGTCATCGTCGTCCTTGGTCTTGCCCTTCTTGGACGACTTGGCAGAAGACGACTTCGACTTGCCCTTCGGCTCATCATCATCGTCGTCATCCTCCAACACGTCATCCTCCAACACACGAGACAGCGCGACACCCTCCAACGCCTTGCGGAGCTTGTTGGTAAGCATCTGCTCGAAGTCGGGCGCCTCTTTCAGCGCCTCCTTGATCTGCTTGGCCTTGAGCACATCGGTCTTCGGCATGAGCGCGTACTGCTTCTCTTCCGGCCTGCCAACGCGGAACATGCGGCCCTTGACTTGTTCGTCCTCAGCGCGGAACTCGCGAAGCTGGCGGATGACCGTGACGGGCATGTCCCAGATCATCAATTCGCCGTCTTCGGTCTTGTCACCGCGCGGGTTGCGGGTCACGAGCCAGAGGGTCAACGCCTTGGCACGCGGCCGGTCGCCATCCTGGCAGTACGGGCAATCCTCACCAGCACACGGCACACTGCCCTTGTTGATCCAGTGAACCTTGTACGGGAAGAACGCGGGATCCTCGATCTTCTCGTCGGCTTCACCGAGGAAGTAGCCGAGGAAGTTTTCACCCTCATCGAGCGAGAGGAAGTCCGAGTTGCCTCCGGTCTTGTAGTCCTCTTCGTCCCGAATCCTGGCGACCTGCCAAGTTTTCTTAGCCATGAACACCTACCTTCGTCTTGATTGCACTTCGGGATTTACGACTGAACTCAAAAGTTGTCAACGCTCGATCAATGCTCCTTTCTACTTCGTGGTTTGTCATTTCACCCGGATCGCTCTTGCCCTTTGGATACCGGCAGACGAAAAGAGGAACCTTGCGGATCCTAGTCTTGGCAAGCTCGATGTTGTGAACGCCTGCTTCGTCTTTATCGAACATCAGGTAGATACGCTTCGGGTGTATCTTGTCAATCAGGCGAACCTGACTGCTGCTGATCCCGGTGCCAAGTATCGCGACCGCATTGGCGAAACCCAACTGATGAAGGCGAATCGCATCCAGCGGCCCTTCGCAGAGGATCAGGCCGCGGGATCGTACCGTCTCCCTGTCCAGATAGCAAGCACCGAACAGAATCCCAGTCTTGATCCCGCCTGGCGTGTAGAGGTACTTCGCTCGCGAGATGCCGTCGATCCTCTGCCGGATCAGGAAACGAAAGACATTGCGCTCGTCGTAGGCTGGGATGACAAGTCTATCCGTGTCTTCATCGAACCCGATCTGCCACTTGCCTCGTGAGGAGCCATCGATGCCACGGTAATCGAGGAAGTGTCTAGCTGGCTTTGGCAGGAAGGTGAACCGTCCGCCTTCAAGTGCCCTCCTGTCCTTCTCCATCTCGGAATCGACTGCAACCGTCTTACGCTTGCCAACTCCGCCTGCCGTTGCAATGTCTCCCGCAAGTGGTACGCGGGAGGCTCGGAGAATAGTGCGTCTTGCGTCACGCTCGCTACACCCCTTGATCACCGAGATGGCATGTTCGTATGTGCCGCTGATCCCGCAGTTGGCAAAGCAATGGACGAGCGGCTGCTTCGTATTGATCTGGAAGTGCGCCTTGTGTGTGTCGTGGTCGGGATTTGGGCAGCGAACCTTTGGCAAGTAGGTCGGCAACGGATCCTCGATGTGATCAGGCAAGTCCACGAACTCACCCCACAAGGCGAGCACATCGATATAGCGACCGTCGTAAATCATCTCTTCCGCCAGGGGTTCTTGACGATGAACTCAATCGTGTCGATGACAACTGCAATGCCAAGGATGATGAGACCGATGACGAACCACATATCGCGTGGATGCACCCCCCATAAAATGACAAGAAGCACGAGCGTGTCGTAGGTCATCCACCACCAGAACGGAATCTTGTGGCGGATCTTGTCAAGTGTCTCGATCACGGCATCATCACCGCATGCCCAGTGTCGATCATCAGGCTTGCGAAGTCGGTGTAGAGCGTGCCGTTGGCATTCACGGCGTGGCGCATCTGAATTGAGCCATCGATTCGCCCACCGTACTTGTCCCAGCCGTAGGAAATGATCTGAACCTTGGCACCTATTGGAAGCGCCTCTTGCGCAAAGTCACGAGCTTCCTTGCCTTCAGACGTGCTCAACTCAGGCGCATTGATCCCAAGGACACGCACCTTGGTATGCACCGTGAGATCGAAGCCAAGATCGAGTGCGCAATAGATCGTGTCGCCGTCATGGACAAGCTCGACTACGCCAGGATATGGGCCGTAGGGACTAGCCATGACCGTTTGACAACTGTGCTTTCTCGCGCTGACGCTCAGCATAAACCTCTTCGGGATCGCGGTTGTCACGCCGATCCTCGTAATCGACAGTCAGGTTGCTAAGAGCATGCCTGGACTTGTACCTGAAGTCAGGACGAAACCCAGCTTCGTCCGAAGTTGGCACCGAGGCAAAACCATACAAGCGCTCACCATGCTCCGGGCAAACTTCAAAACCCTGACTATCGAAGCGCCTGTCCGTATAAACGCCATTGACAACATCACCTGAATAGTGACGCTTCTCATTCGGATGACAACCACAGAGGAAGTAGCCGGAACTAGCGACCAAGGCGCTTCACCCCTTTCTCGATCTTGCCATGATCGCCACCACCGAGGCGAGTAACGCCGCCGGTCGCACGAGTGACGCGCTCAGCATGCGTGTCGATGATCTTTTCACCCTTCTGTGGCGCGATCTCCTGAATCTCCAAGATGTTGCCACCCGTTCCCTTGCGCATTTGGTTCATGCGCCTCAGATGCTCGCGCACCTTCACGAACTTGGCATCAGGCATTAGTCCTCCTTCCCGATGGCGCTGTTGACCATCTGGGTTAGATCATCTTCGTCGGTGTCCTCATCATGTCCGTTCCAGTAACTACCCTTGAGGGCGGTCTTCTGCTTGATCACGCCAGTGTTGGCAAAGAAGCCCAACTCGTAGCGGAAGTTCTGACCGAAGCGAGACTTGGTACCGCGGCAGATCATGTGGTTCTCTTCGCTCACATGCTTGACTCCCAACACGTAGTCAACGATGTGCGTCATCGACTGACTGCCAAAGCTGTCTGACTTGTGCGGAGCATCCTCGCGAGCCGACCCCTTCTGCTTGTCATTCGCTTGGTTCGTGAAGACGATGGGGATGTTGTATTGCTCACTCAGGTGATGCAGAGCTTCGGCCGTCCACGCGATTTCCTGCCAATTGTTGCCGTCGCGTGTAGTTCGTACCGGCTTGAGCAGGTAGATGGGATCCACGATGACAAGATCAAGCTCAAGGTCTACCAGGCGATCCTCGATGTAACCGACGCTCATCCTGTCCCGCATGTGAACGCCGCTCAGGAGATGCATGCGGCCGGAAGAGTCACGCAGGTACTCCATGAACCGCTGATAGCTCTTGAGGTTGAAGCCATGCTTGAAAAGTAGAGCACGATGCCGGAAGCTTCGCTCAAGGCCGACGGCCGCTTGCACGTCCTTGTCAGCCGAGGCGATGCAGTGGTACCGGCAGCGAACCTCGTGCTCATTGAACTCGGGAGTGAAGATGCCAACCTTGTATCCATTCTTCTTCCCGCTCCATCCCATCGCGCTCACCTTGAGCGACTTGCCTTCGCCCGTTCTGCCAAGTACCTCGATGAAGACGCCTGGCATCAGGCCGCCCCAGTGATGGTCGAGATGCGGAAAGCCAGTTGGTATCCCGCTCGACAGTCCGGCCTTCGCTAGCGCCATCCCCTTGCGCATTTCCTCGATCACGCCGCGCACGTCGGAGTCGAGTTCCACATCGGCCATCGGATGGAACTTCTTGGTCACATTGCCAAGATGCTCCCGCATTTGGATCGCAAGCTCTAGCGCATTGTCGCGTTCCAGGTTGTCACTGATCGTGGAGAGCACCTTCGCAAGTTCCTCGTAGGCACGCTCCTCTTTCAGTTCGGCAGCGAGATCGGCCACGTCCTCACTTGGCACGCCATTCCATTCGAAGTCAGGGAACTTCTGACGGAACGTGCGCCGGTTCAGCGGCTTCCGCTGGGAGATGCGGCGCTCGACCCAACGGAACTCTTCCTCGTAGACTGAAAAGTCTGAGGCAGAGATTCCGGCTGAGTAGAGCCTACGAAGTGCGGCACCACCATCTTCGACAACCTTGGCAATCGTGAGGGTTTCAACGCTCACGATCTACACGCTCCATGATCCACGGAAGACGACCCTCAGGATCAGCACGAAGGTTGAAGATTCGCGCCAAACTACCCATCCTGGCGACCCACGGACGAACCTCGCCTCGCGCGTGCGCGTGCACACGCCCCTCTTTCAGAGGGGGAAGACACCCCTTTTTTGGGGTGTTTTTGTCACCCTGAGAAGGATTCATTGGATCTCCAAGGTCACGATCATTGCCTTGGCAATCCAGATCCGGGTATTCTTCCCTGCCACTTCCACCTGGACGGCGTACTTGTCAACCTGGCAGACCTTCCCATGAACGGTTCCCTCAGAATCCGTGTGCCGGGTGGACACTGCCAGATCGAACGCGACCAGCTTGCCGGAATTCTTGGCAGCCATTAGGTCTTGCTCAAGGCGATCCAAGCTCCTGCTCTGCTTCGAATGCCGCAGAGGACGGCTAGACACCGCTACCTCGGTCAAACTTGTCACCTACCTTCGGTTCGGGGATCGATGGCGAATCGGGGAGAATGGGGGAGGAAGCCGTAGCCCCTCCCCCTAGCCGACCCACCGTTGCGGGATCATTGCGCATCTGCCCTCCATCGTCAAGTTGCCTGTGAGGCCACAGGAGCCGTTCTGAGGGCTTCACAGGGTCAAGACGACTCAGACATCATCCTGGCCCTCCTAACGCCCTAGAAACGCGCCTGAGAGCTTGTGGGCAGTCGGCCGGTGGGGGCGGGATCCACCGAACCGACTGCCCGTATCACCCGACGAGCGGGTGAACTTGTCAGCGACTGCGATGAACTGCGTCGCGCTGCTTCGGGAGAAGCGTGAAGTTGGCAGGCACCGCAGGGTCTGCCGGTACTCCGCTCTTCGCCTGCCCACGTGCGTAGTTGTACGCAGCGAGAACGATGGCACCGACGATGCCGCCGTGCCAGTTGGATGCCCAGTCCCAAAGTCCTGCCCAGTTCACCAGCACCCCCAGTGCGGTGATCAGGGTGAACCAGAACTCGGTCGTGTAGATGCCGGGTTTAGTTTCCATTACTTGTCACCCCCTTTCTACAGGAAGAAGATCACGATGACGAGAAGAAGCAGGACGAGCCAGAACCACGAGTTGACCGCTGCCCCCAGGATCACTGCGAGCAGGATCACGAGAAGAACGAAAGCGATAACCGCTGTAGGCACTTGTCACCCCCAGTATGGGTCAGGACAGTTGGGCCAGGGATCGGCCGAAGAGTTCTTGGCAGTCCATGTTGCGTTGATCACCTGATCCTCTGGACTCGTTCCCCAATGCCCAGTGTGTGAAGCAGCGTTTGCCCACGTCCCTGGATCGAATTGGAGACCGAGGTAGAAGTAACCAGGCGAGTCATTCCAGTTGCCACCGTTCTCGCATTTGACTGTTGCTTGCCAAGATGATGTGCTCACGCTGGGCGCCGGATGCATCTCGGCCCATGCCTCACGCCGAACCTTGATCCAGAAGTGAACAGCCTTTTGCCAATGGCGCTTCTTCTTCGGATCAGGATGGTACTGTGTGAACTTGGCATGGGCACCGATCCACTTGACGATGCCGTTTGCGTGGTAGTACCTTTCCTTGGCAGTCTTGCCAGTATGTGCATACGCTGTCGATGTCGTGCCGAAGAGTGCCAAGACAACGGCACTAAGTACGAGCAGCTTCCTCACATGCTCTCCTTGCGTTGGTTACGAGTCCTCGCAGATACGCTCTGCGGCGGCGTCAGTGGACGGTAGCACCGATATCGCGCAGGTACTCGCGGAGCTTTTCCACGTCCAGCCAGCGCGAGTGAGTCTCAAGAGCATCCACGGCCGTCCACACTTCATCGGCATACTTGTCAATGAAAGCATTGGTCATGTAAACCTCTTGATCCCAGGTGATGCAGTAGATACCGCCTGTGTCGTACTTCTTGCAGAAAACAGCATGACCGCCCCACGATCCCCACTCGGAGTTCGGCCCATCGACGGCATTCCACGTTCCGCTTGACAACTGATCTTGAGCCGAAAGCGGAAGTGCGAGGCCGAAATGAACCCCGCCGAGGAGGAAGATGGCCGCACGCAGTTCCTCACTGTCGGAGTAATGCAGACCGCCGAAAACATCGATCTTGTAGTTGCGACCGCCATAGAACGGGAGATCCCACCCGACACGCCAATCGTTGAACGTGTCCAGCATGACAAGGCCAGTGTCGTTCTGATCACCTGGCGTCGAGCAGCCCGTAAGCTGCTTATACTTGTCAATCACCATCTCGGCCTTGAGCGGCACGGTGTGGCGAGTCTCAACACGCTCCTTGCGCACCAGATCGTTGGCACGCGCAGCCAGAACGCAGTCGCCATATTCGAAGTTTCCCCAGCCACGGTCAGTCGGTAGAGCGCGACGATGCTGATCCCAGTCGAAATGGTCTGGGTAGGCCATCTCAGGCGGCGCCATGAAAGCCGCCATCATCAGTGTGCGATCGTCATGCTTATGCGCTAACTTGCCAAGTCTCACTTCATTTCCTCCAATGCCTCTCGTTGCTTCCGATCAAGCGCACTTGCCAACACAAGCAGGATCGAGATAGTGAAGAACCCAGCAGTGATGGTTGCCCCGGCAGGCGTTACATGCGACGACGTTCCTGGTGCTGGCGGCAAGAGCATCGAGAACAAGCCAATCATCGTGATCGTTGAATGCTTGGCAAGCCGGAAAGTGTCGTTGCGGAAGTGGCCGTAGGCAATCACCCTCATCACGTCATGCGCGGCGAGACGGTTACCGTTCATCTCCTGTAGCCGTTTGATATCGGCACGCGACACTGACAAGTTATGAACGCCAAAATACATCCCGATGACACCAATCAGTGTCCACAGCATCTCGATCAGCGTGGCGTGCCATATGGCGAAGGCGATCAGTTGTCTTTCCTCCTCATCGGTGATGGTTTGTAGATTCCCGCCTCGATCTCTAGCCAACGCAGACGCTTTGCGTTGTTTTCCATCTGTTGGCGATGTTCATCCAACTCACGCGCTACATCCTCATGCTCTTGTGTTGTATCGGGCATCTCGTGTTCTTTGCGTCGTCGGAACCGCAGTAGGTTCATCCCTTGACCTTTTCACTTACCTCAAGCGCACGTTGCGCGATTTCAGCCTGCGTTCGTACAAATGCCAAGGCAGTGTCGCGTTCCTCACGAAGCTGGGCAATCTCCTTGTCATGTTTGGTTTCCATATTGGCTATCTGTTTTTCAACCTGCTTGCCCGGAAGAATCCGTCCCGTGAAAAACGCGATGATGATGGCTACCAAGATTGCGTATGGCGTGCCATTCAGGAGTAGATCGATTAGCGGGTCGCCCGTACTAGTGCCAAGGATCATGCGACCGTGTACGTCCTGAAGTGGTTGACGTCATGCCGGTAGCTGTAGACGACGTACTTCATTGGGTAGGAACCCATCGAGAGCACCATGTGTTGGTTATTGATCTTGCCAACGTAAAGAGCGACGTGCGTAGGTGACCCCGCCGGAAAAGCCGCACTCGCGCTCGCGAAGCCGTAGAAGATCATGTCACCTGGCTTCAGGTATGTGACACTGCCAACTTTAGTGCCACGAGACATCAACGTTCCGGTATAGCCGAGATGATCCCACGGCCTGCCATTCGGGTTCGGCGCACCTCCCGCATAGTGGCAGTTGGTAGTGAAGGCTGAGCAGTCCCAGCGGCTGGGCACAAACGGCGGCTTGCCAAGCTGGAAGGGGCGGTACTGCGAGTAGGCGATGTTGAAACGATGCGAGTACCAGAAGAACCCTGCCGACACGATGGCGTTGCGCACGCGAGTTTCTGGTGAGATGTGATGCTCGTCCCAGTATTCCTTGGCAAGCTGAATTGCCAACGCGTCGAACGCCCATTCAGTCGGATGACCCTTACGATGCTGGCGCTCAAGCGACTCATGAGCTACGCCGCCGAGCACACGTGCAGTGCCAAGGCGATGCGCCTTCTTGTATTTGACAACAGCATCGAGGAACAGTGAGCCTGCAAGCGGCGTAAAGCCGTCCTTCGTCGGCCAGGGATAGAGATCAGGACGCGCACGCGAGAGGGCACGCTTGTGCGCAACCACATCTTTGCCAACCATCCCCTGTCGGATCTCTCGCATGAACTTGACATCAGGCGCCGCCGTTGCAGTCGCGTCCATAAGCGAGCGAGGCTTCAGTTGCGAAACCTCGATGTTGGTAGGCGGCGTCCAGAGTGTGGTTGACTCGTCCTCTTCGGGAACAAGCCAGGGTGACAATGACTCGTCGTGGTCTGGTTGAACCCGATCAGGATCGTCAGGGTGAAGGATGTCGGGGTCGAAGTCGAGCATTGTAGTTGTCATTCCCGCCACTCCTTTCGAGCTACATCTTTATGAAGAAGTTGACAACTGCAAACGCCGCAGAATCGGTTGGCTCAGCACCTGTCTGAGGGCCAACTGTGATGCCAGTAGTTGCCGCCTGCACTCCGTTAGCGCCACCTGCGATTGTCTGACCGTTCGATGACGCAGGCTCATCTTTTGGCCGCAAAGTAGCTCCGCCGAGACTGAGGGTGACAGTCAGCGGATGCGTATGCGACGGATCGTTGACCGTATGCTTGTGCGCTGGACGACGATTACCAAGTGCGGCGCCCTCATTCTTGCCGAGTGTGTTCACATCGGTGTGAGTACCAAGCCCAACAGGCATGCGACCGCGAAGATCAGGAACGTTGAACGTAGTTGATCCGTCTCCTGCTCCATACGCACTGCCGATGGCCGCAAAGAGGGCGGCATACGTTGAACGCGAGATCGCGGCACCATCGCACGGAAGCCATCCTGTCGGTGCAACTGCCAACGCCGACATCTTGAGATCACCTGACACGGCCGTTCCTGCTGCCTGCCAATTCGGAGTCGTATCAGAGCCGACGTTTACTTCAAGCTGGCCAGTGGTCGAGTTGAAGATCACCATCCCGGTCGGCCGCTTGCCCGAGACAATTGCGTCACGCTGCGTCGTCGTGAAGACGCCTGGGAGCATTCCTGCCGTCACGCGAAGCATCCCGGCAAGCTGAGCCTGTCCTGCCCCGAAACGGGACAGGAGCAGGCTCGACTCACCGATCGCAAGATCCGCAACCGAGATATGCTGTGCCAGATCGGTCAATGCAGCGGCTGCATCCTGAATCGCGTTGGCATCCGTCGCGAACCACCGGCCATTTGGGTTCGACCCATCTGACAAGAAGGTCTTTACTCTTTGCATTCTTACTCCTTGTTAGGCCGATGCCAAGGCACCTAGGTCGGGGGTTGTTCTGGCCGCACCCGCGAAGTCCGTTGCAGGTGTCCAGGTCGGATCTCCCACGTTATGCGCTGGCCCGGAAATGGATGGCCTGAAGTCCTTTCCGGTACGGTTGGCATACAGAGGGTTGCCGGTGAAGTTAGGCGCGACGATCGTGAACAGCGACGCGCCGGTCGTGTAGTAGGCAGAACCTGAGTTGCCGTTCGTCAGGTTGTACGACACCTTGTTCGTTGCTGCGTTCGGTGATGTACCGCCTTCGTAGAAGCCACTGCCTGTGTTGTTGGTACTCATGTTGTTGTAGAAGCAGACATCGGTTCCCTTGTCACCTGTGACCGAACCCTGCGTGTAGAAGGCGAATCCACCAGGAGAGACCCCACCAATGCCGTTGCCATCGCATGTGCAGTTGACAACTCGCGCATGAACCACCGAGTCGCCAAGCTGGATGCCGAACCCGGCCGACGCACCCGACGATGCCCCGGTACCCTTGTAGTTGTCATACGAGATGTGGTTGCCGACGATAAGCCCCTTGACACCGAACAGCGCGGTCGAAACCGGCTGGCCCTGAGAACCAAGGTAGAGGCCGTGGTCGCCGCCGTTGTAGGTCTTGCAGTTCCAGATGGCGATGCGCTCGCACTCGAAGTCCACGAGAATACCGTGCCCCGAGTCAAACTGCGCATACTGCGTGAAGGTACAACCGATGATCTCGATGTCCTTGACGTGCGTGTCGAGTTTGATCGAGCAATAGCGGGCATAGTCGAACGTCAGATTGACAAGTTTGAAGCCCTGGCAGTTCGTCATGTACCAAGCGTGCGTGCCCGATCCAGTCGGCGTCGTGATGTGGACGACCGCTCCCGCGGCAGGACGGATCGTAACCGGGTTCGACGGCGAATGCGTCTTATTCGATATCGAGATGTTCTGGTATGTCCCTGACGCAAGCTCGATGATCGCCCCGTCTACGGCACCGTTGATCGCTGTGGTCAGCGCCGCCGATGTCGAGACTGACGTGACCGCACCTGTCGAGTTTGGCAGGTGACCTTCACCTGTCCAGGGCGAACCGAAGTTGGACTGTGCTGCGTCAGCTACCCATGCAGTAAGCGCCGAGGCGAACGTCGTACCGCCGCCCCCGCCTCCCCCACTTGAGAACGTAGGTGGCCAGAGTGCAGTGATCGGTGTGTCCTTCAACG